AAGCTTGAATTATCAACCTTTTACTATTTGGTATTTCTATTACTGTTGTATGATTTCTTAAATCATCAAGATTTTTTATATCTTGATAATTTTCTTTTACTTTTTTTAAGCTTTCATACTCATCAAAATCGCATCTAAAAGCTATTGGGTCAAATTCCAATTCATGGTCGCAATCTTGCTCGTATTGTTCAAGATGTTCAAACAATGCTTTTGTACCTTCATAGCTAAAACCATGTTTAATCATTGTATCTGTAAAAGTATATTCTGTTACTGTATCTTTCATTTTACTTTCCTTATTTTAGTTCTAATGATCTCATCAGTTGAGGCTTAACCTCAAGACACCCCTTGTGGGGGTGTTTCGATCTATTTTATTCTTTTCTTTAAACTATTGACGGCTTTTTTATAACTTTGATTAGGGTTATAATTATTGTTAGGTATTATTTTTTCTAACTCTTTTTTTTTGCCATCAATTATATCTTGAGCATTTATTGTTATTGGTTCGATATCAAACATTTTTGCAACTTCATTTAATACTTTTGGGTCATCTAAAGCTTTAAAATTAATTGCTTTATTAAATCCAAATGGGTCATTTATTTTTGTCATTGTTTTACCTTCTGTTGTATTGTTTTTTATATTACTCATATATAAAAACCTATAATATCCTATAATATAGTCAAGTATATAATTAAAGATTTATTCAATTAAATAGGGTATAAAAACCCCTATAAATAAGGCATCAACTACGGCGAAAAATGGTTCAAAATGAGGCACAACTTTGGAAGTATTTAAAGAATAAAACCCCACAAATAACATGGGTTAAGGTTGAGAATACAAGCCATTTAGGTACACCAGATCTATTGGGATATAATAAGAATAATACTTTTTTTACATTAGAGTTGAAGGTTACTAAAAGTAACAGATTGACCTTCTCACCTCATCAAATCGCCTTCCATATAAAGCACCCTCAAAATACTTTTATCCTTGCAATGCAACTTGTTGATCAAAGCCTTAAACTTTACGAGGGCAATCAAATCGAGTTGCTCGCCACTCGTGGCTTGAAACTAGATGCGAGGTGCGAAGGTCTAGCGAATTGTATTGGTAAGCTCGAGGCAGTTTAGAATTGTTATAAGGTACAGTTCCGATAAGTAATGATTATCGGAATTACCATTGATAATCTTTAGTTATCGTTAGTAATAATTACTAGATAAATATGTTAGTTGCTCGCCACTCGCAACGAGATGCAACCACTAGTGGAATTCAATAGAGGTACCACAACCGTTTGCTTTTTTGCATTTTTATATAATTATTAATTTATATATAAAAAAAAGTACCTCAAACTGTTGTCATTAATGCTTGATCTGGATTGTCATAGCTTGTAAAAACCAAATGGGTTACAAAAACACCTTAAAAAAATTTTGCAAAAAAAATATATGGAAATAGACTTAGAGAAGATTAAGAAGCTGCCACCTGACATCAAGAAGGACTACATGAAGATGTACTTAAAGCTTGATGAAAAGAAGAAGATACTGAAAATAAGAGAGGACTTCTTATCTTTTACCAAACACATCTGGCCAGATTTTATTGAAGGCGATCACCACAAAATTATTGCAAAAAAATTTAATCAAATAGCAGAAGGCAAAATCAAACGACTTATTGTCAATATGCCACCCAGACATACAAAGTCTGAGTTCGCTAGCTCCTTGCTGCCCGCTTGGATGATTGGTCGTAGACCCAAACTTAAGATAATCCAGACAACCCACACCGGTGAACTAGCAATCAGATTCGGGCGTAAAGCTAAAACACTAATGGATAGTCCCGAGTACAAAGAAGTTTTTGAGACAAGATTAAGAGAAGACTCGCAAGCTGCAGGACGTTGGGAGACAGCACAAGGTGGTGAGTATTTTGCATCTGGTGTTGGTGGAGCAATAACAGGTCGTGGTGCAGATTTACTTGTAATAGATGATCCACACTCAGAGCAAGACGCAATGAACCTAACAGCTCTTGAACGGGCTTATGAATGGTATACATCAGGACCTCGTCAAAGGTTACAACCCGGTGGAGCAATAGTTGTAGTAATGACTAGATGGAATACTAAAGATTTAACAGGGCAATTATTAAAACACCAAAAAGAATTAAAATCAGATCAATGGGAACTAGTTGAGTTTCCAGCTATCATGCCTACAGGTAAACCCGTTTGGCCAGGTTATTGGAAACTTGAAGAACTAGAAGCGGTTAAGGCATCGCTATCAATTCCTAAATGGAACGCACAGTGGATGCAAAACCCAACGTCTGAGGAAGGTGCTATCATTAAACGTGAGTGGTGGAAAGTTTGGGAGAAAGATGACATGCCACAACTAGAGCATATCATACAATCCTATGACACAGCGTTTATGAAAAAGGAGACAGCCGATTACTCGGCTATCACAACGTGGGGCGTGTTTCGAGAGAATGAGGACAGTCCATCTAATTTAATATTACTAGATTCACTAAAAGGTAGATACGAGTTTCCAGAACTTCGTCGTGTTGCTAAAGAGCAATATGATTACTGGCAGCCAGAGACTGTGTTGGTTGAGGCGAAAGCTAGTGGACTACCACTGACGTATGAACTTAGAGCTATGGGAATACCCGTTGTCAACTACACACCATCGAGAGGTAATGATAAACACACTAGAGTTAATTCTGTTGCACCTTTGTTTGAAAGTGGTATGATATGGGCACCGGAGCGAAAGTTTGCGGAAGAGGTCATTGAGGAGTGCGCAGCGTTCCCTTATGGCGATCATGATGACTTAGTCGATAGTATGACTCAAGCTGTGATGCGATTTAGACAGGGAGGATTAATCCCTCACCCAGAAGATTATAAAGACGAGAAGATTTTTAAAACAACAAAGAAGTATTACTAATGTCTAGCTTAACAGATCAATATACAAAAAATAAAAGTGATTCAGAAAAAAGAGCATTTGAAAAACTTGTAGTAAAAGAAATGGATGGCAGTATATCAGAACTATCAGCTATACAACTAGTCCTAGCTAAAGAAAGAGAAAATAAAAACAAAGGTGGCAGGGTACGAATGGCGAGCGGCGGGATAGCTAGAATTTTAGGATTATAATGACATTAGGAAAAAAATCAGGACCACCACCAAAAAGAGGACCTAACCCACAGGGCTTGAATATTAAGAATAATACTGTTAAGACAGTGAAACTGGAAAAAATAAATGGCAACAGACAAAGTATTACCCAACGAGATAAGAAAAGAAGTTAACATTCCTAGCGAGGAAGAGTTACAAGTAGAGTTTGAACAAGAAACAGGACTGCCTGATAGTAAGGGTCCAGTTGAAGTTCAAGAGAATGAAGACGGTAGTGTTGACATAAACTTTGATCCCTCAAAGGTTAATGTAGAAGGTGGTGAGAACCATTTCTCGAATCTCGCTGAATATTTACCAGACGATGTATTAAATTCATTAGGTGCAGAACTATCTGACAATTACATGGATTACAAAGCATCTAGAAAAGATTGGGAAAGAACTTACACACAAGGACTAGAACTTCTAGGCTTTAATTACGACGATAGAACAGAACCTTTTAAAGGAGCAAGTGGTGCAACTCACCCAGTATTAGCAGAAGCTGTAACTCAGTTTCAAGCACAAGCATACAAAGAATTATTACCAGCAGATGGCCCTGTTAGAACTCAACTTATTGGAATACCTACTCCTGAAAAAGAAGCTCAATCTGTAAGAGTTAAAGAATTTATGAATTATCAATTGATGACACAAATGCCAGAGTACGAGGCAGAGTTTGACCAAATGTTATTTTATTTACCATTAGCAGGATCTGCATTTAAAAAAGTTTACTACGATGAGATTATGCAAAGAGCCGTATCTAAATTTGTACCGGCTGATGACATTGTTGTACCATACACTGCAACATCATTAGATGATTGTGAATCTATAATTCACAAAGTGCGTATGACAGAAAACGATTTAAGAAAACAACAAGTAGGTGGATTCTATAAAGATATA